TTATGGGAAGGTATGAGTTACTCTGCCTTCCTATACTAATATCAAGGAATTAATATGTCAACAAATATTACATCAAAATTTAAATCAGGTACTGGAGTTATAGTAACTACAGAAGGAGATACACGTATTTTAGCAATACATGCATATTCTACTATAGCAGGCACATTTGATATTGAAGACTCTAAAGGAAGTAAAATTAAGTTTCAAGTTCCAGCAAGTGGTCAAGCAGATATTTATATAGGAGAATTAGGTATTAGATGTAAAGGCACAGTTAGTGTTTCTACACCTAATGCAGGTGGTGTAACTTTAATAGTAGGATAATCAATGCCTTCATTTTCATTTTTAAAAACAGATTTAATTAATACTACTGAAAATGATTCTTCTGAATATGAAAGTCAGATACCTAATATTGTAGAAAGAGCAGAAGGTAGATTAATGAAAGAACTAGATGATTCTGGTTTAGATAATTATTCTACATTTACTTTTACTGCAGGAGACCCAATAGTTACTGTTCCTGAGGGAACATTAGTTGTTCGTAATGTAAATTATAAAACAAGTGCTTCTTCTAATATAACAACACTTTTACAAAGACCTTACGAATATGCAATAGATTATTTTCCACATGCTAGTACATCAACAGGAACACCAAGATACTACGCAAGGAAAAACAATACAGAGATTTATGTTGTACCTACACCAGCTTCAGCTTTGACTGGTGAGATACAAGTTACAAAAAGACCTTTAGCACTAGCAAGTGCAACAGGCACAAGTGCTACCACATCAAACTATTTTAGTGAGTTTTGTTACAATGCTTTGTTTGATGCATGTATGGTAGAGTCAATGATATTTATGAAAAACTATTCTTTAGTTCCAACTATGGAACAAAAGTTTCAAGGTTCTATTAATGCATTGAGAAATCAAGCTAGAAGAACTAGAAGAGATGATATGCAAAGTCCTGCTAATCCATTAGGTGGACCAACACCAGTTATTAAGAATGCAGACTAATGAGTATTAGTAGAAGTAATATAAAACTACAAATAACAAGAGGCAATAAAATGGCAATGAGACCAAAAAAAACAAAAATAATTAAAAATCCAGATACTAAAGGTTTACCTAGAGAAACTTTTGAATATTTATATCCAGAGCAAAAAACTAAAAGAGTAAGAGCTCCATTAGCAAAACCAAAAGGACAATCTAAACCAGCAAGAAAAGCACCTGCTAAATTTAAAGCATATCCAAGTTTGTATAAAAAAACAAAAGGTAAGAAAATAAATAAAAAAGCAGGTGGTGGTTTTCCAGATGTAACTGGAGATGGTAAAGTAACTCAAAAAGATATTTTAGTTAAAAAAGGAGTTTTAAAACAAGAAGGTGATAAATTTGTGGCAAAACAATATGGTGGTCAAATTATGAAAAGAGCTGGTGGAGGAATGTCTTATCAGTTATATGGTGGTACAAGTAAAAATATTAGTGATGGTAATAAAGAAGTATCACAATTTTATGATAAAGGAGGAAAGTAATGGGACAGTTTATAGGTAAAACAATTATAGAAGGTGGTCAAGGTAGAACCATCAAAAAATATGATTTAAATGATATTGTAGGTAGACCAACTGGACAAGGTTATGGTAAAGCAAGAACTGGACCTCAGACAAAAGGACCAATCGAAGCTGTATCAGATGTTGAATATCCACAAGGTGAATCATTTACTACTAATACTAAAGATGTAAAAAATCTAAAAGGTTAAAATGCCTAGGGAGAAAAAGAAAAAAGGCAAAGGCATGAAGGGCATGTCTATTAAGAGTGGTGATAAGAGACCCACTAAACAAGGAGCCGGTCTTACAGCTAAAGGTGTAGCTAAATATAGAAGACAAAATCCAGGAAGTAAATTACAAACTGCTGTTACTGAAAAAAATCCAACAGGTAAAAGAGCAGCAAGAAGAAAGAGTTTTTGTGCTAGGTCTGCAGGACAAATGAAAAAGTTTCCAAAAGCAGCGAAGAATCCTAACTCAAGATTAAGACAAGCAAGACGTAGATGGAGATGCTAACTGTCATATTTAATTAGTAATATCCCACATTTTAAATGTTGGGTTAGAAAAGAGTTTACACATAATCATCTAGATTATCATGGTGAATTGTTACATGGAATTGCTTTTGCAGTTAATACAATACCAGATAGATGTTTAAGTTTTCAAGTGATGTTCACTGGAATAGAAGATGAACCTAATATTCATGGTGGTGCAATGTGGGCAAGAATGCCAATCACAGCATTAATAGCAGATGAAATATTAGATGAAGTACCAGAAAGAATGGACACGCATTTAGCACAACCTTGGGACTGCTCATCAAGAACACATAGTGTAGTTAAACTAGATTTATTAACAGCAAGTCCTTGGTATTGTAAAATAGATAACGAATTTTATAAAGGTCGTTACATGTTTACTGTTGATTTTACTGATAGTGATATTAGTGATTGTCCTGCACAACATAAACAAAATCATGTAATACAATTAATTGATGCAGGAAAGTGGACAGGTAATATAGTAGCTTTACCTAATAATAGGGTTAGAGTAACAAGTCCTGCTTTATGGGTAACTGGTGAAGGTGCACCTGATTTTAGACCAAGTCAGCATATACATGCAGCAGAGATACATGATAGTTATACTGACCCTGAAATAACATTTAACAACTTATATAAGGAGAATAAGAATGGCAGGAATGAAAAGTAAATATGGAGCTAAAATGGGTGGTACACCTATGAAGACTAAATATGCAGCTAAAGGTACTATGGGAATGAAAACTAAGTATGGTGCTAAAGCTGGTGGTTTAGTAAAAAAGAAAAATGGTAAAGTAGTATTATCTGGTATGACTGCACGTAGAGACGCAAGAAGACCATAATGGCTGTTAAAAGAAAAACTACAAAAAAGAAGAGTGGTGCTAAACCTACTAACCCTTCTTTATACGCTAGAGTAAAAGCTGAAGCTAAAAGAAAGTTTGACGTTTATCCAAGTGCATATGCTAATGCATGGTTAGTACGTACTTATAAAAAACGTGGTGGTGGATATAGGAGTTAATCATGGCTAAACCTAAAGGTGGACTTACAGCGTGGTTTGGCAAAGGACCAAAAGGTGATTGGGTAGATATAGGAGCACCCAAGAAAAAAGGTAAGTTTCAATCTTGTGGTAGAGCATCTACAAAAGGTAGTAAAAGAAAATATCCTAAATGTGTACCAAGAGCAACAGCTAGAAAGATGACTAAGTCACAAATAACAAGTGCTGTTAAAAGAAAAAGAGCAAAGGCACAAGGAGTAGGTGGTAAACCTACAAATGTAAGAACATTTAAGAAGAAAAAGAAATCATGAACATAACACCTGAGTTAATTAATACAATACATAATATATCTTGGTTTGATGGCATACTTTATATTATACTTGGTTTAGGTGTTTATGCTGCATATAGATGGATAAAAAATAAAATATAATTCGTTTGACTCATTGAGTTGGAAGTAGGGTAACCGAAGAAACGCACTAACTTTAATTAGGAGGTGTGTTATGAATAATCAAACATTATTTGTATTTAAAAAACAACAACAAGAATATAATATGGTAAGAAAATTAAAAAAAGTATCTAAACAATTAGAAAAGGCTTCTCGACTACATAAGAGGCAGTCAGAGATTGTAAAAAAATATGTCAAGCAAAACGAAAAAAAGAGACCCAAAAGTAGGAACAGGAAAAAAGCCTAAAGGTTCTGGTCGTAGATTATATACAGATGAGAATCCAAAGGATACAGTTAGTATTAAATATGCTACTGTAGCAGATGCTAAAAAAACTATAGCAAAAGTAAAAAGAATTAAAAAACCATATGCTAGAAAGATACAGATATTAACTGTATTAGAACAAAGAGCAAAGTTTGGTGGTAAACCAGAACAATCAAGATTAGCAAAAGCAGCTAAGAAACAATTAAAGGAATCAAGAAAAGTATAATGGCACAATCAGGAACATATAATTTTAATTTAGACATAGATGAAGTAATTCAAGAAGCAATGGAAATGATTGGTAGTGAAGAAACACTAGGTCATGAGCCACAATCTGCTAGACGTTCTATTAATTTAATGTTAAATGATTGGCAGAACAGAGGTGTATTGTTATGGAATACAGATACAACAACAGTAACAGTATCATCTAGTGTTACTACATATGATTTAGCTTCATCAGCTATAGATGCTTTAGTTGTAACCTTTCAACCAAATAGCACATCAGCAGAAACTAAATTAGAAAGAAAGTCTTTTGAAGAATATCATATCATACCTAATAAATTTCAAACAGGTAGACCTACACAATATACTGTAAAAAGAAATTTAGCTAATCCCAAAATATTTTTATATCCTGTGCCAGATGCAACTGGTCTTCTACAGGTAGAATTAATACGTCAAGTACAAGATACCAATAAATCATTTGAACAAAACGCAGATGCTCCAGTAAGATTTTTACCTTGCCTTACTGCAGGTCTTGCATATTATATGGGATTAAAAAGACCAGGTATACCTAGTGAAAGATTAGCATTGTTAAAAGGTAATTATGAAGAATTACTACAAAGAGCAATGGAAGAAGATAAAGAGAGAGCAAGTATATTTTTTAAACCTAAACTAAGAATTATTTAATGGCTACTGAAAAAAGAGCAAAGGCAATGTGTGATGAATGTAGTTTTGTTTATCCATTACGAGTAATGCGATTAACTAGCTATAACACATTAAGATGTCCACAATGTTTTGATGGTCGATATGATTTACATAATCATCCACAAAATAGAGTTCCAGATGTTAGAGAAGACCCAGCAATAAGAAATGCTAGACCTGATGATGGTGGTAGAAATGCTATATGGAATACAACAGACATAACATGGAATGATGACTCAACACAAATTGGTAGAGATTGGGATACAATATGACAACACTAACAGGAAGATTAATAAATAATACGTATAAGCAGCTATTAAAAATAGGTGTTTCTACTAATACAGGTATTACAAGTTCTTTAGTAACAATACAAGATGGTGATGGTAGTGCCACAGCTTTACAATTAGCTACAAATGCTGCAAAAATAGATGGCACACTATTTGTAGGACAAACCTTTGGAGTATCAGGTGATGCTTCTATAGCTGGTGGATTAGCAGTAGCAAATAAAGTTTGTGCTAGTGCATTTCATGGTGATGGTTCTAATTTAACAGGTTTAGTATTTACCGGTGATGTATCTGTATCAAGTTTAATAGTTACTAATAATGTAACTGTGGGTGGTAATGTTACTATTGGTGGTAATATTATGGTCTCTGGTGGTGAGATACAAGTTAAAAATACAGGCACACAATCTAATATAAAACTATATTGTGAATCTGGTAACGCACACTATGCAGCTTTACAAGCTCCACCACATTCTTCTTTTAGTGGTAATATAACAATTACACTGCCAACAAGTGCAGCGACATTAGTTGGTACATCTACTACTGATACACTAACAAATAAAACATTTGGTGATGCAGTAACTTTTGATGATGATATATCAGTTAGTGGTAATTCAAACTTTGGTGGCACTGTAACAGTTGCCGGTGCTGTATCATTAGCATCTACAGTATCTATAGGTGGTGCTGTAAATATGTTAAGTACAGCAACTGTATCAGGAGCTGCAGGTTTCTTAGGAGATATAAGAGTTTCAGGTAACACCTCTGTAGGTGGTACGTTAGATGTAGCAGGTAATGTAAGTCTTGGAGGTAATGTAACTGTAAAAGGTGATGTGCATGTTAGCTCTAAAGTTTGTGCATCTGCATTTTATGGTGATGGTACAAATATTACAGGTATACCTATTACAGGTAATATATCAGTTTCAAATGCACAAGTTGGTGGTACATTAAATGTATCTTCAACTGCAACTATACAAGGTGCTACACATTTACAAAGCACATTAAGTGTAAACGGAGCAGCAGGATTTAATTCAACTGTAACAGTAGCTGGAGCAGGAACATTTAAAGATAGTGTATCTGTTTCTGGTAATGTTAATATAGGTGGTACAACTACTATTGCAGGTAATGCAAGTATTGGTGGCACACTTGATGTAGCAGGTAACGTATCACTAGGTGGTAATGTTACAGTCAAAGGAGATGTGCATGTAAGTTCTAAAGTATGTGCTTCAGCTTTCTTTGGAGATGGTTCTAACTTAAGTAATATTACTGCTGTTGTTCAAGGCAACATATCTGTAACAAATGTAACAGTTGGTGGTAATTTATATGTAAGTGGTACTACTACAGTTGTAGGTGCTACACATTTACAAAGTACAGTTAGTGTCAATGGTGCTGCAAATTTTAATTCTACAGTTACTATTAAAGGAGATGTTTCAGTATCTGGTGATATGAATATTGGAGGTCACACCACAATAGCTGGAGCAGTATCTTTAGGTAGTACATTAGATGTAAATGGTAATACTTCTATAGGAGGTACACTTTTAGCAACAGGTAAAGCAGAATTTGAAGATGATGTTTCTGTAAGTGGTAATGCTACTATTAAAGGAACTGTAAGTGTTGGTGGTGGTATTATTGATTTAAAAAATACAGGTTCACAATCAGAACTTAGAATGTATTGTGAGTCAGCAAATGCACATTATGCTGCATTAAAAGCACCTGCACATGCAGATTTTTCTGGTAATATAGCTTTAGTAATGCCTGCATCTGCAGATACATTAGCAGGTATTGCAGCAACACAAACATTTACTAATAAAA